ACTTTAACCCAAGTTGACAGGGTTGAGGTTGTTTCTTACTCCAACACTCGCCATCCTTTTCATATCGCCTTTCGACTGGTGCATCTTACAGGATTTGAACCTATGGTCTTCTGATTAAGAGTCAGTTGCTTTACCAACTAAGCTAAAGATGCATTTAAATGGTGCGCCCGACGAGGCTCGAACTCGTGACTCTCACATTAAAAGTGTGATACTCTACCAACTGAGTTACGGGCGCAGAAAGAGGTTCCACGATTATAAACCATTTAAACTTCTTCGTGGTAAGTTTTCTTGGCGAAATTTTGGAGCACCCACCCTGACTCGAACAGGGGACAGAAGATTACAAATCTACCGTTTTTCCAACTAAACTATGGGTGCATTTCTCAACTCTCTATAAATATTATAACATAATTTTTATAAAAAGTCAAGTGGGTTAATTACTCAAGACATTATTAGTTCGGACCGCTGTCTTTAACCACTTGACTACTTCCTCATATAATGGTGAGGAAGGCATGGATTCGAACTAGCGTAGACTTTCGTCGGCGGTTTTACTGACCGTTCTTTGCTATTAATGTCTTTATGGTACAGGTGGCGAGATTCGAACTCAGCAATCGCTCTCTTATAAGGGGAGTGCATTCACCAATTATGCTACACCTGCATCTTCAGAAAGAGGTTGTGGCGGTATCAATGGCTACCGCCGAGCCAAAGATTTTATTGGTGCCGCGGGGCAGAATCGAACTGCCGACACGAGGATTTTCAGTCCTCTGCTACTACCAACTGAGCTACCGCGGCATTTGGTTACCCTATCTGCCGACACCGGTCTTGGTGTCCTAAGAGACCTAACAAATAGAGTATGGTACGGGCGACAGGGATTGAACCTGTGACTTCCGCCTTATCAAGACGATACTCTACCAACTGAGTTACGCCCGCATTTCTTAACTCACTATAAATATTATATCACATTTCGTGATTTTTGTCAAGTGAGTTGTTTTAAATAATCTTCTAAAGAAATATTCTTCTCCTTATTAAAATAATGGAATTCTCTATGGCAATTTGCACAAAGTAAAATACACTTATCAATTTCAGCTAAAACTTTATCCATACCATATGAATTACTAACCAATCTCGCTACTGTATTTTCTTTTATAGAAGGGTCAATATGATGATAATCTAAGATATATTCTCTTGTATCACCGCACTTCGCACAATAAGAATCTTTTTTCAATTCTTGTACTATCTTTTGTTTCTGTGCATATTTATCTCTCATATATTTAGAATGACAATATTTACATTCAGATCTGCGACTTCCTTTTTTCTTATCTCTCCAATTAAACTCTTCAATTGAATATTCCTTTCCACATTTTGTACAAATTTTTGTCTGCATTAATATCACCTTTAATAAGTAATTAATAGTTGGTTGGTTGGTTGGAATGGAGGGATTCGAACCCCCGAATGGCAGGATCAAAACCTGCTGGCTTAGCCACTTGCCGACATTCCAATCTATTTTTAACTTTCTATAAATATTATATCACATTTCGTGATTTTTGTCAACTATCTCAATCTTTCCATCTTATTGTAGTTTTTCTTTGTTCCAAGATTCCTTGGCAGAAAGTCTGGATCGAATATATTGTCTAAGTAAAGAATTTTCACTTGCTTTGCATCCGCCACCGAAAACTTGAATCGTTTCAGCGATATATTTAATAATCAATACTGCCATACCACATTTCACATTTCACTACGAAATAAGCAAATTCAAGCATAATAATTTCTCACTTTCATTAATATAATTATATCATATTTCTGAAAATTTGTCAACCTACTAAATCGTTAGAATTCTGCTGGTTATCAACCATTACCAAGGGACACCACGTGGAGGCTCTAACTTTATCCCTCATAATCACCAAAGCTGGAGGACAATGGTGATTTAATTCCTCTCCATCTTTTGACAGAAAGTCTTGTTTATAAAGGAAGAAGGTCTTAATCAAACTTCCTTTTTAATTCTATAATTTATTATATCATACTTTGAAAGAAAAGTCAAGTGGGTGGGTTACTCACCTTCATTTTCAAGTTCTGCGCCTACAAGCTTTTCCCAGCAATCTTCGCAAATTTCTGCATTTACATCTGTGCTTTCAAAAGTCTTGCTACATTCCTGACATACAAGCTCAAAAATCTCTTCCATTTTAATTCCTCCTTAATCAAGGGTCGCCGCCACATAGCGGATAACCGAAAGTTTTTCTTTATCTGAAGGCACAGAATGACGAAGGCTAATTACCTTAACTCTTGTGCCGTGATATAAATAACCGTAGCTTTCATCCATCATGCGAATAATATCGCCATTCTTTGGAATATCCTCTTCCTTATGGAGAAGATAGTCATAGGTTCTTCCTCGAAAATTCTTATTGCGGTCTTTAAATTGTACTGTAATTACCATCCAAATCTCTCCCTTGCTCCAGATTCATAGTAATCTACCCAATCAACAAGTTCATAATTGTCAGGAAAGCGTCTGCTCTTAATATAAGCTTTTGCGTCTTCAATACTTTCAAAAACACCATCTGCATAAGTCTGATCATGAACATCGCCATAATGATGTTCTTTATAATGTTCAAGAACAATATAGATTTGTTTCATTTAAATTCCCCTTTCTTAATCTTACAATATAATTGTATCATATTTTAAGAAAAATGTCAAGTCACAGCATTTTATTAGGTATTTTCAGCGGGAAAGACCTTAATTTTCATATAAATATGATTTTCATGATCATTTCCATATTTTTTGATATCGTAGTCTACAGTCATTTTAAATCCAAGAGAATTTAATTCTCTTTCAAGATCAACTAAATAAGATGGTTCAATGTCTTTCGCTCTTCGCCATTCAATTGCTTCATTTTTATCATATGTTCTTTTTTGAATAATATAATTCGATACATAATGAAATGCCATAATCTGCGCCCGAGTCATATTCTTTGTCATTTCATTTGCCTCTGTAACATTAGGAATTTTAAACATAATTTAATCCGCCTTTCTTTATTTTATAATATAATTATAACACAATCCATGAAAAAAGTCAACTTACTTCTTATCTTTAGGCCGCCATAAAATAAAACCATGAGTATTTAAACCCATATACACTAAATACATAATAATCTGTGGCACGTTAATTGGGCCGATTAAATTCACCACAATCCAAGCAATATTACTAACTCCCCATACAATAAAACCGCTTCTCTTTTTAAAATTAACCATTATATTTCCTGTTAAAGAAAGGATTAACGCAATTATAGAGATAATAATAAGTAAACTATCCAAAATAATTCCTCCAATAAAAAAATCAAGGGCGACTATTGCCGCCCTCTCAAAAAATTAAGGAGAAGTAACGGTGCCTTCTATTCCGCCAGTAGTTTCTGTCTCGGCTTCAAGGTCGGCAGTCAATTCTGTGATTTTTACTTTAATAGCGTCTAACTCAGCTTGCAGAATTTCAAGAATCGCTGTGCCATATTCAGTTTCTGTGCCTTCACCGTCTAAATAACATCCAAAATTATATGTCGCTCCTTGGCCTATCGAAATCACAATAGATTTATTTTTTTGTGTAAGATTTGAAATCATTTTTCTAATTACAGAACTCTTCTTTGCAAGTTTAGCAATCTGTGCTTCAGTAGAGCTTGTTCCAGTGTTAACCGGTGGACAAGGATAAGGATATTCAGGATAAGGCGGTGGAGGACAATTCGGCGGCATCCAATATCCGGGATAAGTATTTTCGCCACACCCACAAGAACAATTTGTATTGTTGTTTGTATTTGCCATATTATCACCTCCACAAGGTCTTCTTGCCAATTCGGAATTTTGTACTAAGTCACTTTGCGGCACTTCTATTCACCCCTCTCAAAAATTTTTTGTAGCAGATATTCTGCATTTATCTTATTATAATCCCAATATGGGATTTCAATTAACTTAATATTATTATTTTTGCAATATTCTCTTTTTAAATCATCATATCTTTTCTGTTTTTTTAAAGCACTTTCTCCACCAAAAAAATCTAAATTATTATAATGCTGTTTGCCTTGATACTCAATCAAACATATTAATTCTTTATCTTTTATAATCGCAAAATCAAAACGCAATTTTTTATTATCTCCTTTCAGATTATCAAAAGAAAATTGTGTTTTAAAACTAATTTTTTGATTTTTAAGTATTTCGATTATTTTTAACTCTCCTTTTGAAAGACTACAACCGCATGAGGTAGTATGTCCACTGCGTAAATGTTGCCCACTTACAATAACAGCATTCCCACATTCACATTGACATAAATAATGTGCTCTCTTTCTTTCCCCTGATACTATTTCATCTCTTTCTACCACAATTAGTTTTCCAAAGGTTTGTCCAGATAAGTCATACTCTTCCATTAATGCTCGTCTGTGTGCTTCTTGTGAACATCCACAACTAATTGTATCTCCATTTTTCAATGCAGTACCTAATATACTTTTTATTTTTCCACAGTCGCACTGACAAATCCAATAAAGTTGACCTTGATTCCCCTTTTTTGAATCATCAATTTTTAATACTATTAGCTTTCCAAAACGTTCTCCCACTAAATTTTTTAGATTTGCTTCAGAAGTTCGCTCTTTTTGTAGACATCCACAAGACTGTGTATGCTTAGACCTAAGATGTTGTCCCAAGATGCTCTTAATATTGCCACAATCACATCGACAAATCCAATACGCTCCTTTTCTACTTAAGTCTCTTTCCAATACAGTTAATCTTCCAAATTTCTGCCCAGTTAAATCAATTAATCTTCCCATATAATAAACACCTTCCTGTTTATATTTTCTCTCCTATATAAATAAAAGTAGAAGAAAAGCATGGAGAGGATGCTTGTCAATAGGCTCATGACTTCCTATCTATTTCTTCTACTATAAAGTATTTTTTATTTAATTATTCTCTAAAATTTTAGGTTAATCCTTGATAGCATGCAGATAAATATAATCTGGACGTCCGGGCGGCGTTCTTAAGACATAAAGAGTATTTAATTGAAACCTCTCAGGGCGTGCAATAACATATTCTACAGAAACTTTCGTTCCAGCGATTGAGTTCTCCAAATCCTTTCTCTTACATTTTGTAATTACCTCATCAACTTTAATCATCTTATCTTCATTTTTCTCATAATAAGAAATGAACATAAGACCTTTTGATTTCATACTAAGATTAATAGTATCTAATCCCATTATAATACCTCCTTAGTCCCATAGATCTCTAAAATATTTTGCAAAAAGCTCCAGTCCTTCATCAATTTGCCTGCCATTTTCTTCGTTATAGTCTTCTTCTTTGATATAAAGATAAAATGCCCATATCATTTTATCAAGAATCTCATTCCATTTTTTAAAGCCATCTTCTTCTTTAATATGATCAAATTCATCATATTCAAAAAGACAACTTGGTGCGCCAGAATGATTATCTCTAAAATAGATAAGTCTTAATAAAATCAGTGCGGAAAGAGTCATATCAAGATTCCAGCATTCTTCAAAGAAAAAATCGTTGGTAAGATAAAAATTAAGGCTATCACTATATCTCTCATCCTTTTCTTTAATTCTCATTCCAGTAATAACTTCTCTACAGAGATGTCTCACTTCCTCCAAAGATACTTTATGCATAAATACCTCCAACACGATTAGGCGACGATTGCTCGCCGCCAAAATTCTTATTCATGGATATAGTTGCCATCTTCGCCTATTACAATAAACTTTTCAATCTGGTCATAGATATCCTTATCAGAATCTACCCACATTTCATCAAATTCAAGAGCGGCAAGACAGCCAAGCATAGAACGAGCATTTACACGATACCCCTTCTTGCCACAAAAGAGTTCTACTCGTCCTTCAATACTTTCGCAAATTCTTACAAATTCAGTAATATCAGTCATAGTTACCAAGTTAATCTTATTTCTCATATTAATCCTCCTTCATTCTATCTTCAGCAAGATCTTCAAGCATTGCTTTATCACTTTCGTAATCGACTTCATTTAAATTATCATTTTTCCCACAATAAGAAAAACGAAACATTGTGCCGCTATAAGTTTTAATATGAATATGCTTCGTCTTCTTATCAATATCTCCTCGTTCATAAAAATTAAAAGATTCAATATATCTTGAACGAATATACTGTCCATTTGAAAACTTCAAAAACATAATACTCCTCCTTTCAAATTACATCAGCTAAAATTCTCATTAAATATTCACAATTTAATTGTTTAAAATCTGTATATGGAATTATTTTTAGAGGAACATTATTTAAAATACAGTATTCCTCTTTTTCTTTATCCCTCTTTTTTATAATTTGTACTTTTTCTTCTGTAAATATATTTCCTCGTGCCTGATAATGCTGTTCTCCATGATACTCAATAAAACAAATCAAGTCATTTTTATCATTAAAGAGTGCGAAATCAAAATGAGGTACTCCTCCAGTTGTTAATTTAAATCCATTAATATAATATTCTCTTTTAAAAAGAATATTCATTTCTGTTAATAGTTGAGAAATTCTTTCCTCTCCTTTTGATCTTACACACCCACAAGAAGACACACCTCTTCTCAAATCATGTTGACTAATCTCTTTTATAGCTCCACATTCGCACTTGCAAATCCATTTATGACAATTATCTTTATCTCTATTTTTTGATAATTCCATTACAATTAATTTTCCAAATTTTTGTCCAGTTAAATCCTTAAAATTCCTTTTACAACCACAACTTTTTGAATTACCTTGTCGTAAATGAGTTCCAAGAGTACTAATAATTTTCCCACAATCACACTGACATATCCAATATGCACGACCTTTTGGTTTATTAATGTCCCTTTCAAGAACAACTAAATCTCCAAATCTTTGTCCAGTTAGATCAATTAATTTACTCATATAACATCAATCTGCTGAGATCTTAAAACTTCTAAAGCAGCTTCGTGCTTTTCTTTAGATACATCCGCACACAATTTAGAATTAACAATAATTTTAGCATCTGGCATCGCGGCTCTAAGTAAAACAGCATTTGCTAAAACACAAATACTTGTCACAAAACCACATAGCTCAATCTCCACATCTTCATTAAATGCATTACGAAATGCAACAACCCTATCAATCAAATCGAAAGAGCCAAAAGTAGGCTTCAGGACGCAAAGTGCTGCCTCATCTCTTAGTTCCTCAACAATCTCCCAGCCTTCTGTCTGGTAAATACAATGTTCAACAGGAAGCTTCTCGCCCTCAAGAGTATCCATATAATTTTCCATATGTGTGTCCTGAGTAAAGATTACCATTTCATGATTTTCTCGCGCGGCGGCAACTCTCTCCTTAATTGCAGGAATTCTCTCTTCTGCAACTGGATTTGCAAGAGCTCCGGTAGTAAAATCAACTTGACAATCTACACAAACTAAAACTTTCATTACTTCTTACCTCCAAAAAAAATATCAAACAAAATTTGTGAACCAACATAAATAACGCCGAAAATCAACGCCATTCCAATAATTGCCATAATAAAATTACCTCTTTTCTTTTTTTATTCTATAATTATTATATCATAGAAATTCAAAAAAGTCAAGAGGTAGAATTTATTAAAATTATTTAGTCTCTAATTCTTCAAAAATTAAATCCTTAGGTAAAAAATCCTTACAAATATAGATAGAAGCAAAGCTAATCCCCTTCTGAATTTCTTTTGTTTTATAATCTTTAAAAAAGTTAATTCTTTTGTCAAAAATAAGTGCCTGCGTTCCTTTTAAATAATCAAACCGTTTTTGTCCTTGAAGGGTTGGAAGTGGGAGTAGCATTGCATAGGGTTTTTTCAATTCAGTTAGCCGACGAAGAATATCATCCTTAATTGAAAATGGCGGGTTTGATATAATCATATCATAATCTTCTGGTTCATATTCAAAGAAATTATGACCATTATCAATATGAGAATAAATAACTTTATGGCCCGCGGCTACTATCTCTCTTACATATTCACTATCTTCCGTGTCAAAAGGACACCAAATCGTACTATTTGGTTTGATATATTTTAAAATTGGCTTTACTGCATAAGCAGGAGTATACACTTCATCAGACGCCTTATCCGTTTTTGCAGTTAAATATCCTTTGTTAATTGCCATTAATAATCTCCTCCTCAAATTTATAATCGCACCCATCTATAGAGCGAATATATTCTAACATGTCTTTATATTCTGGCTTTTTAAACCAATCATTAAAAATATATGTATATGAAACTTCTTCTACGCCCATGGCTTTCGCTATTTTTCTAAATTGTTGAATTTTGAACCCACAAGTTTGAGGTTTTTCATCTGCGCTGCCTGCACTGCACTGAAATTTCTTTTCATAAACATATAAATGATTATTAACTAAATAACATTCATCAGGCAATAATTTCTTAGAAATGATCTCTTTGTAATTAATGCCTTTACTCTTTAGATATTGATATAACTTATGTTTCGTTAAATCAATTCCATCCATATTTATTGAAATTTTCTCTTCAAATCTTAATCCAGTTGTAGTATCTCTACTCATTTTCTTAAATCTCCTTTCAATTTTATACTATAATTATATAATAAACCATAGAAAAAGTCAATATAGTAAAATAAGCAATCCCATACTATTTCTCCAACCATTCATCTGATGCCTTATCATTTACTTCATATACAATCATCTGTGGTGGTAGAATAGTTCCATCTTCTCTCTTCTCAAAAGAAGTTGTTTTAAACTTAATAATTCCAGCACCTTGTAAAATAGTGAATATTGCTCTCATATTTTCATATTGTTTACTATGAGATGCAGAATGCCCAAAAGTCTCTAAAGCCTCTTTAGAAGAAGTGGTAAAATTATGTTTACCCTCTTTTTCAGAAATTCTCTTTTTTCTTAAAAGCCAAGCGTAAGTTTTTATTAACTCTTCTTTTTGCTTATCTACGGGAAGACAAAGAAGTTGAAATACAGTCTGCCCATGTAGCTCTTCAAAATCTCTGAAGTATGGTAATTTATAAACAAATTTACCATTATATAAATATTCTTGAATAATCTTATCTTCAATTAATTTTTTAAATCTTTTTGAAACAGTTTGCCTTGAACGATGTATAGATGTTGCTATTTTACTGAAATTAATCTCTTCTTTGTAAATATAATTATGCGATTCTGTTTCATTATAATGCGAATGTAACAAAAGCCAAGCATAAACACAATCATTATAAGCTAATTTTTCCAAAATGTACTCCTCCGTTCTAAAAGGAATTTTCTTTAATATATTATTCATTATATCACCTCAAAGTATTATGGCTCGTCGCCTCATAAATAAAGTGAAATTTTTGTTAAAATATTCTAAAAAATTGCGTTGGTAATTTTTATTTTAAAACTTGCGTTGTTAAAATCGGGTATCTCGGTTGTTAATAACGGGTATTCCGGTTTGTTAATAGTGGATATATCGGATTGTTAAAATCGGGTATCTCGGTTTGTTAATAATGGGTATTTTAAGTTATTGCTACCGTTTTTGAAACGGCAAAAAGGTAGCCCAAAAACCGCTTGATGCCGCGGCGCGCCGCAGCATCAATTCTTTTAGAAATTAAGTTTTAGAATTAAAGCCCCATTCCTTCGAATTGAAGAAGTCAATATAGAATTTTTCTCGTTCAGTTAATTTATCAGTCGTACATTTCTCAATAATTTGGAAGGTATAATTTTCCAATCCATTCTCCCACATGTCTTGATAAAGACGATTAGAAGTTCCATCTTCTGCTTTTACAGCACGTTTGGCATGAGTTCTCCAACGATTTTTAAAACCCGCTTTTGTTTGTCCGATATAACACATTTGATTTTTGATGTTTGTAATCTTATAAATTCCAATTGAATCTTTATCTTCCCCCAAAACTCTACCAATCATAGCATTAAATCCATTCTCATAGTACTCCTTCCAAATCAACTTATATAATGTTGCTGGATTATTTAATTGCGCCGCCACGCCTTTCAATTTATTAATGTCATTTTGGGCGGCAGGAGTTATTGGAATACGATAGAAATCTGCTTCTTTGCGAGCTTCTTCATCTTTCTTAAATTGTTCAATAAGAGCGTTAATTTCATTTCTCTTCTGGACGATTTGAGAATTTAAGTCTTGCTCTTCCGTCTCAAATTTACAGCGAATATCAAACATTTTATTCTCATAGTCTATAACAGTAAGATTGTACTTATCATCTAATATACGAACTTCTTTCTCAATCTCTTGCTGCTTTTGTAAAAGCTTTTCAGTCATTACTTGCTGTTCTTTTAAAGTGTGTTCCTTAATAGAAGAAGTAATCTCTTCTCGCTGTCTCTCATATGACTCTTTAAGACTTTGAACTTGCTGTAACCATTCATTTTGAGTTTGCTTATATGTTTTTGCCTTTTCTTCAAGCATTATTTCCATATTATGAATCTCTTGACGAATTTGTTCTGATTGAAAATTGACTTGTTCTTCTCTTTCTTTTCTCAATCTTTCTTCAATCTCGTGCGCCGCCCTCTGAAATTCTTCTTCATAAAGTCCTTGCTTACTCGGCGGTTTAAGTAGATATACTATATAACCTATGGCAGTGAGTAATAATACTCCTAAAATAATACAGATATATGTCATTCACTTGCCTCCCGCCGCCAGCCGTCACACTTAGGCCAATTCTTTTTTAGATAATCTTCTCTAAGGATCTCATAGATAATAGTGTCATGAAGCTTACCATCAAGCAATCTTGAATTTTTTGTTAGTTTTCCAACCTGTTTGCCGCCAAACTTCTTAACCAATTTTTTATAGCCTTTGTTTGCAGGTCCGTCTTCATAGGCAAAAAATTCAATTCGATTTATATGTCCTTGAGACAGTATATTTTCAAGATGCTTAATTACAGATCGAATGAAGCGAGGATTATAGTCAATGAAACTAATTAATCCAAAATTATTAATTGAATTTGCCTCTGCACAGTAATTGTAACTAAAATATCCAGTTACATTTCCTTCATTATCAAGAAAGGCGAATTGCTTCTTCCAATAATTATTATTTGGAATATCAATGTCTTCACAACCACCTTGCCAGAAATATTGGTATTTAAGATCATACCAAGTTGCTCGAAGTTTTTGCTGGAGTTCTTGTTGATATAATTGTGCTGCAACTAACATTCACTTATTCCTCCCTTAATTAAGTACTGAATAGGCCTGAAGTACATTCTTAATTTCTTGTGCTGTTTTTTGTCTCCCACAGCTCTTATGTTCAGGACAGAACTTAATCTTACCAGCTTCACATTTTGGGACGCAAACACTCATAATTAATTCCATATCTAAATCATCGAGATGCATCTCAAATTGTTTTTCTTTAATTGCTTTCTTCATTTCTTGTGCCATTTTACGAATTTCCCATTGTGCTCTAGTACAAAGTCTTTCATTCATAAAATGAGCAAGAGTTCTAAGATTCATAGTCATATAAATAGTAGTTTCACAAGCATTAGGTAAAACAAAACGAGCATCTTCATTGGGAATTTCCAGCGCCTGAAGATCTTTATATGCTTCTTCAATTCTCCACATAATCTTGTTGTAAATATCTAGTGCAACATCATTTTGCTCAATAGAAGGTGGTACTACCATTTTTGCCCCCTCTTCACTACAATAACGTTGACTACGTTGAGAATATGAAGCGATCCTATGGCGTACTAATTGATGAGTTAAAACTCTCGATACGCCCTCGATCTTAAAAGTAAAATTCATATGCTCAACAACAGAATGATGCCCTGATGCTAAACATTGACTTACAATTTTTCTATCGGGTGTTGAATCATAACATACAGAGCATGCTTTTTCAACTGTTTCTATAGGATTATTTGTCCATGAAATAAGTTCTACTTTCATTTTAATTTTCCTCCCTTTCTTTAATAATAAGTGGAATATTCTTTAATAAAATTGGTTTATAATTCCAATATTTTGCTTCAATTGAAAGTTTATTATCTTTATAAACTTCCGCCGCCCCATCTTTTTCTGTCAAAATTCTGTATTTACAAGTTTCATCACTACAATTTTTGGCGGCAGGAAAGAATATTTTATCATTGTCAATAGGGTAAGTAAAGTTACAGTCCCATATTGCATGAATTCCAAGTCTCTTCCATCTATCTCTGTCAAAGATTTTATTTTCCATGTAGTTTACAATATAAATTACACCATTTAATTGTTCAATTATAGATTTTAATTCCTTACCAAGCCCAACACCAAAAACTCCAAAGACAAAAATACTATCATCTTTTGTAATTATAGAATTCCATCTCTCAATCAACATTTTGTTATAGTCTTCAAGAGAAATCTTTAATCGCGCCGCGGTAATATTATCATTAAATTTCGTATCTGCAATTACATAATAACTCATATTCTCCCTCCTTTATAAGAATATTATATCATAATCCCATAAAAATGTCAATAAAATAAGGCACAGACTATATTGCCTGTGCCTTTTATTAACAGTAATTCCTTATGCCTATTTTCAACTCTTAAAGTTGGGTTGCTCAAAATTGAGTTTGCCAAGCTCAATCGTTTATCGTTGTCATAAGTAATTCAATCAATTTACTATATAACAATCAACTTGTACGACACCCTGTCTCTGGAAAGGACAATTACTTCCATAAAGAAAGAAAAAGTCAATTACATTAGGATTGCCGGCATCACAGTCATCAAGATAGTAATATCCATTCATCTGTGGATAGCCATTGATTTCCAAATAGACCATAGTGCGTTTTCCATTGTAGTTATACCCATAATTTCGATAAAGGTAACTACTTGCTATTGAACCTTTGACTGTTCCGTCACCAATAGAACAATCAATTAACTGCCTCTGTGAGCCACCTTTTCTTGGCCCACCATAGGCATAATAAGTTCCTCTTGTGAAATGCTTTATATAAGTAAGCTCCCCAGGCTCAGGAACTGGTTCAATATATTCTGTGATAATTTCCATAGAGGGATTACATTCAGAGCATCTTCTTGCTTCTATACCTTCTGTATTTTCAATTCTATAGATATCACCACTCGCCGCCCAACGACAAGTATTAATATGAATATAATGCGTTGCGGGCTTATATATTACATATTCTTCTATAATTACAGGAATTGTAGTTGTTGTAGTAGTCGTAGTAACTACAGGTTCGGTTGTAATTAAGGCCGCTTCAGTAGTTGGGTTTTGTGTTTCTACAATAAAAGTTGTAGTTTGTTTTGTTGTTACAACCTCTGTTGTTTCAGTGGTCGTTTCTACTGTTGTAGTTGTCTCTGTTGTTGCAGTTGTGATTTCTGCCGTCGATGTAGTTGTTTCTGTCATTGTCTGTGTTGTCATTGTTTCTGTTGTGGTGGCAACAGAATTTGTTGTTTCAACTGTCTCTCCTGTTGAGTAAGCAGGGGCACCAATCAGAAGTATAACTACAGTAGCAATTACTGCAACAGTAGAAACAACAAGAGTTGTAATCTTCTTTGTTTTTGAATTCATTTTTATTTCCTCCTTTTAATACGCCATTACTGGTTTTTCAAAATTCGGAATTACTGTTATTTAAAAGAGCAATTAGCTCTTTTTAGATGTAAACATAAAATAGCCTCCAATATTATTAAGTAGAATTTTTAATTAATATCTCTAATATTTTCCTCTCTTTCTTCATCATCCAGTTTAAAGAAAGAAATTAATAGCTCGCCGCCGTATTTCGCTGCAATAAAACCATCTATGTTATAAACTGGTTTTTTAAAGAATTCCAAATAAAAAGGAATATCTTCTTCTTTATAGTGTTGTGTTATTAGACCAGTTAGTTCATCGAGACAATCCCAATCTTCTAATGAAACCATTGTTGTCAATGCAAATTCAAAAATATTAAATGGCTCAATTAAAGACAGTATTTTATAGTGTTCAAGTATGGGCGCGCTCGATGAAGCTTTTAGTACACAGCCCTTATAATCAATATCTTGCTCTTTTAATTTATCCAGAGCAATTTCCAATAGAAAACGGTATTGAACTTGAGAAAGTTTAACCGTTCTAATTACAACTGATTTTAAGTATCTGTGAAACCATCCTTCAACTTCTACTTTGATTTCTCCATTATTATAAATCTCCACTCTATCCAACTAAATCACCCAAAAGAAATCATATTCTTGGCGGCTTTTTCAAATACCTTTCCTGCATCTGCATCATCTCTGTTATCTGGTCTTCCAACCTTGCCACGGCGGCAGATAGAAGGACACCAATAAAGAGACTGTTCTGCTCTTGTTGCGGCAACATATGCAATTTTTCTTTCCTCTTCGTTATAAAGTCTTGCTCCAGTAACAATAACATTCTTATTTTCCAAACCCTTAGCAGTATGGATTGTTAAAACCTTCACTCGATTATCTTTAAGGAGAGCTTCCATTTCAATTAAATCAAGGTCTCCCTTTTTAAAAGAAATATAAGGGATATTCCTCTCTTCAAGCTTAGTCATTGCAGTTGCAAGTTCATTATTTGTTCTTGTAAGAACAAACCAATTACCCCAATCCTGAGACCATTCAAGTTCATCAAGAGCATCTACAAATGTAGAATGTTCACTAACATAGCCATCTTTTGTTTTGATAGCTTCGGTTTTTGGACTTAGTTTATCCATTGAAGCAATAAGACTATCTGCATAGGAAATGATGTTCGGCGCACAACGATAATTTTGATTTAGGTAATATACCTTACAAAAAGCATCGTGATATAGATTTCTTACATAAATATCTGATGCGCCCTTAAACCCATATATTGCTTGGCGCTCATCCGCAACTACAAAGAAATTTTTAGTAGGTATTCTTTCAATAAAACTATACTCAAGCTGACCAGTATCCTGAAACTCATCAATGAGGAGATGGGTAAATTTAGGATATCTTCCCTTTGGAATTGTTAATGCCTTTCGAAGAATCATATCAAATTCAGTATCAGCAATATATTTTTCAGTACTAATTCCATTTGCAATACAAGTATTATTGGCAAGGCTATGAATTGTGCCAATAAAAGCTCCAATAGCAATATTGCCTAATCGCTTTTTCATTTCATCTGCCGCCATGTTGGTGAAACTTATTGCACAGATTTCTTCTGGAGGAACATTGCGCTTTTCGATTAAATAACGAACTCTTTCTGTTAAAACAGTTGTATTATGAGTAACAATAAAATCATTCATAAGGAATAAATGTTCCTCATTATCAACATAAAAACAAGTCATTTCCTCTTTATAATTAAGTTTTTCTATATTAATTATTGTTGTTCTATCATATTTTCGATTTTGTTTTTTATCTTTGCATTCCAAAGCAATTTCTTTTTTTCTTGAAAGAGAGAATAGTTTATACTTTTCCGCATTAGGAATATTTATTTTTACTTCATATGCTTCTCCATGAGTATATTTATCGCTTCTCTTATCTGTTCTGTAAGTACACACATATCCTAAAGATCCCATCACTTCAATAAAATCATCTCTTAATTTGGAGCTTGTAGTTGTAAAACTTACATGATATCTACCATCCGCTCTAATAATAGAACCATCTGTATCCATAAGTCCTTGAATTAATTCATACCTGTCTTTTATAGAAGAGTATTTAAAATCATCGGGAATTGATTTTTCATAACAATAGCAGCAAATAAATTTTTCATATTCTCCTAAAACCTCTTTTGTAGAGAATCTATGCCCATCCTCTTTATAAAATGTCCAACTATAATTAGATTGATTTTTGTAAACTTGTGGACTATTAAGTATTTTTTGGATTTTTATTACAAGTTCTTTATCATTGGATGAGAGTGTTAAGGCTTGATCTCGACAACATCCATCTCCTAAAAAGATTCCAAATAAATAAGGGTTTACTTTTAATTTTTTATCATTTTCATAATTAATTGCTTTGGCACAAGGAATTGAAAAATTATGTAATTTATGTCCTCGTTTATCTATAATTTGCCATTTATCCTCCAGTATTTCTTTTAATGTATAATTCTTAAATTGTTGACTATCTCTCCATGTTTTTCGATTTACGCTCCAAATATGATCAATACTGCATTTAGCTTTTCTCCCATCTCCAAAAGTAATTTCATAAACTTCTTTTTTTCCTTGAGGATATACTCCCACAACTTTTGTTGGCTTACCTTCTTTATCAAAAAGATAATCTCCTACTTTAACTTCATCTACTCTTTTCCATCCTTTTGGTGTTGGAATTTTTATTGAATTTGGAATACATTTTCCGCTGCCCGCCGCCGCAAGGCATAAAATTTTGTTCTCAGTTGCTTCAACAACTTTCCTTTGCCGAGTATTTAAAGTCATATACATTCCTCCAATTTATTTAACAACTTTTCTATCATAACATAAAATTAAATTCATGTCAACCTACATCACATATAGTATATGTTGGAAATTCAGTCTTATCGATTTGATAAAATCTTTCTTTTCTGTGGTCATATCTAAAAAGAATTGTTTCTTCTACACATGGGTAAAATTCATTTAATTCAATTTTTTCAATGCAAGCAAAATCATAACATCGTTCTTGAATATCACACATGTTATTTTCAACAATTTCTAAGGCCATTTCTAATGACTCGCATAAAACGGGAATTCTTGTAAATCCAGTAGAAACATTAAGTACATCATTTTTATAATTTACTTCTTTATTAAATCTTTCCATAACCGTAATGATATAAATAAATTTTCTATCCATTATTATTAACCTCCATTAAATTTTCTAACATTATTTACAGTATTTCTTATAAAATTTCTATAAATAGTATATCATAAAGAAAAAGAAAAGTCAAGGCAGTGAGCCTTGACTTTAATTTACCATGCGAGATTACTTCCTTCAATAAATACACTCTCTAAATTATCTTCCTCATCTTCATTCAAAAACCAAGTTTTTTCTATTTCTGTTGTGTAAGTAATTCCTGGCTCATGACCACGGAAATTAATTTTACAAACAGAAAGCAATGCAGGATTCTCCCAGTTTGTTCCTACAATATAGTTGTCTGTAATATCTGCACAATGAGGAGAGCCTAAATTCCCACTAAGTTTTTCATCTATTTTTGATTGTACCGTATAGAATTCTGAGCATTGAGTCCATTCATCTTCTTCATTGTGTCTTGCAGTATGAACTCTATTTATATAAATCTTTTCTTCTTCTTTACACAAATCATTTTCCACAAAGAAAGGATTTAATGTATAATAATACTCTCCTCTAAAACGGGCAATATTATCTAGACGGAAAGGGCCAAAATAATTCTTGCATTTTGTTATTCTGAAGTCATCGCACCAATAATAAATAGCAATTCTTCTAATATCGTATCTTAGATAATAATTCTCTCCTTCATTTCCTTCTGTTGGATAGCAATAATTTTGTATATTTGCTGTTTTAAGATCATCGGCAATATTAAAATGAATTCTTCTTGACATTATTCTCATAATTTCAAAATAATTATTTTTTTCTATGCCGCCCCAATATGTTACTTTAATATTAGCGGCAGGAAACTCACGATTCGAAGAACCAACTGTGAGATATTGATCAACATATTTTTGATAAAAATCTTCACTTGATAAAATATCTATCTCATTTAAAAGAATTTCAACAAAACTATTCATTTCCATTTCTGTTAAGAAAGCAAGCCCTTTTATTTCTTCATTTTTATAAGACTCTTCAGAGAAAAGAATATAAGGAATTCTTTTTTCAGTATTTAATAATAGCTGTCTTAAAATAGAAATTCTTTCTTCTCTTTTATCTTCTTCTTTAATAAAATTAAAAAAGACATCAAAATTAGAGAATGCTGCAACCAACATTTTTACATTATCTCTTCTTGGTTGATAAGCACAGACATGAGGGATCGTTATCCAGCTATTTTTAATAACACCTTCAGTATAATTGTATCCAGAAGTGTAAACACATCTTTCCCATGCATATCCGCCTTCATTTACAGTATTGTCTTTTAAATCATGATAAAAGAAATGAATTAATTTTTCTCCAAACTTTTGCGGAGATAGAGATATGTCACTTTCTTTTGAAATTATATCTTCATATAAAAATCCAAAATCTCTAAATTTTTCATAATTATATTGAATTTTTTCTGTTTGATTTGGATAATTTTCAATAGGGAAATTATCTATTTTTATTTTTATAATGCTTACTGTATTTGCATTTAATTCAAAAAATTTGCTTAATTGAATTACTTTATGTAATAAAATTTCTTTGACTTTTTCTTTCGCGTCATCAAAAGATAAATCTAAGTTAACTTCTTTATAACCAGGTGCGTATAATCCACAACAAAAATTTTCGCCGCTTGGTCGAATAAAACAAAGAGATTTCCCACTTGAAATTCTTAATTGATCAAAATTAGTTCTTTTTCTAATGGTACTATTAAATTCCTTCTCATTATTATAATCTCTTATTCCCCACTCTCCAACAAAAGTCTCTTCTGTGTCTGGATTTTGTTGGCAAAAGTCCTGCTCTGTTTCTACCAAATATTTATCAACAAAATCATCTACCTTTTCTTTTAATAGATCAAAATTTGATGCTCCAAAGTCTGCCCCTATTGCCAATAATAAAGACATGTCATCTTGACCGATTAATCCGTCTCCATTTAAATCAAAATATGTTCCATCGTCAAAATAGCTTGAAAAATTAGGTCTCAATAAACAAATAGTTTGATCTAAGCTTTTTACTGTATAATCAATATCATTAATTTTAAGATAAAGATTATTTTGTCTTTTTATTATTTCTTGAATAATATCAATAATTCCATCATGTCCCCAAATTGCACTTAAGATGGCATCTATTGTCTGGGCAATAACCCAGAAATTTTTATTTAAATCTTCAACTTCAACTCGTCTTGCATAACGAGGCATTAAAAGATTAAAAATTGTAGTTAAAATATCGCTTTCATTTTCCTTATCTTGTCCCGTATAATCCATGTTGTCAATACCGACTTTTATTTCATCAGCTCTCGCTGCAAGATAGTTGATTCCCTTTTTATTTATAAATGGAGTTGGATCTAAGTAATCTTTTTCTTTGGTGCCTTGTGCATCTCCATTTAATAGATTTTTTAAGGCAATAGAATTGTCTGAATCAGGGTACATGTTATCATAATATTCATTATCAATTAATTCAGAAATATTTTCAGATTCCCATCTTAAGTCGTCACCATTCTCAAAAATTAAATCATTCATTATCTCACCTCGCTTTTATTAAAGTGGATATTTAAATCTTGCAATAATCTCCTTAAAAGTATCCCAACCATACATTGAAATAAAAGCTACAACAAAACTTCCAACAATTCCAAGCAAAATCATTTTAACACTAATCGTACAGAAAAGCAATACAAAGCCAAGAGTAATAACTAAAGAAATAATCATTACTAAAGCTTTTGTTGGGAAAGATTCGGGGACGATTTTCTTAAAAAGTTCAGTAATTATACTGACAATAGCTGCGAGGATTCCGATTGCTCCGAGTACATTGCCAGTGGACATACTAATAAATGCTTCGAACATGTAATCTACCTCCTTTATATCGTGCCGCCACATCAAGATTTTTAATGATGAGGCGGCAATATTTATTTCTTAATGATCTCAACTTGAATCTTATCAATTGAGCGGCCAATAATACCTGCATATCCATTAGAATTCTTAGTATTAAATCCTTCGATCCAATTCAAGTAATCTTTAGAATTAGTGGTAGAAACTCGATATCTAATCTCATAACCTTCTACTCCGCTAAAATCCATCTGTATTGCGTCAATATCTCTTATCTTATTGCCAGCACATCCTGTTCTCCAGTTATTGATATCATAACTGGTTATCCAACCAAGCCAGCTGCCGCCTCTAATATGAACACGGTATCTAATAGTTCCTTTTTCAGGTTTAATAGCAAGTCCTTTAATTGATTTACCTTCAACGCCAGCATAACCATTAGAATTAGTAGTATTATAATTCTCAATTTCTCCCCACCATTTTCCGCCGGCATAAGCACGATACTTAACATTAATTTTATCCTCAACAGGTTTGGCGGCGGGAGTTTCAACTGGCTTCACTGTTGGAGTTGCCTCTGGGGTTGATGTAGGTTTAGCCTCTACTGTATAAACGGCTTTACCATTCTCATCAAATACGCTATAACCTTCCTTACAAGCCTTCTTTGCATTTTCAAGACTACTATAAGCACCAATTTGAGACTTAGCATCATCCCAAGTCTTACGAACTCTATAAAGTACTGTTACTACTTCTTTCTTCTGCTTACTCTGAACTAATTTCTTAAAATCATTCCAGTGCGGCAAAATATAAATAGGGCACATCTTATAAGAATTTTTCATTACATTCAATTCTGCAACAGTACCTCTCTTGCCATCTCTTACATTAAGCCAGTGAGTATGAGTATAAAGGTTTTCTTCTACATTCCAATCATACTTATCAAGCAAATATGCTACTAACTTGGCGGCATTTTCCTCTGCTTTCTTAGAATTACCAATAACTTCAATAGAAATTGTTTTTCTATTACCATTGCCAGAACCGTCAGCAGCGTGCCAACCGCTTAATGTTAAAGGCAAATTCTGCCAAGCACAAGTATCATCAACATAGAAATGAACTCTTACAGTATTCATATTACCATTAAGAGTAGCTCTTGTATACTGCTCCGCCATTGTTGTACTTGAAGAAACACTAATTGCTCCAGTATTGTGAACTGTAACGCCAATCGGTTTAGGCATTGCCACTGTTGGCATATCAATCTTATTTGGATTATTAACTGTTAAAAGAAATTCATTTACTTTTAATCCGTTCCAATTATAAACTTTAGTTGGTTTTAAAATTGCCATTTTATCACCTCATTCTCTAATAGAAATAATAGGGAGAGATATTCTCTCCCCATTTATAAGTAATTTTTCAATCAAAATTCTTTAATATTTTACTCTTTGTTAGAAGGAATATGCTGAATTTTATTAACAGCATCATCCTCCTTTTTAAAAGAAAAAGTCAGTGGACATCCATCTGTATATCCGATATTTACACCATATTGATTGTGAACAGGATAGAAATTTCCTCCATCACTGCCGCCATAAAAATTCTGCATATTTAATTCCTCCTTCCGTAGATATTAGCTAATAGTCGAATTTTCGAGTAGTTGTTTTAATTTATTTAAATCTTCCATAGAAAAGGTTATACCCTCTGCATTAGAAGAATTGTCTTTAAAAGTAAAGCCGTTTGAATCAGCTATAATACTATAGTTAGTAAGCTTTAATTCTGAATTACCATAGATACGAACATCAGCATTTTCAATAATTTCAACAACAGGCTGGTCTTCAATTTTATTAAGGTGTTCTTGCCAATTAAGAGGCTTTGTATGATATTCTATGTTAGTAATCCATAATTTTCCAGAACTTACAGAAAATGTTGTTTTATTATCATCATTTTCCGATTCTTGTATCTCTACAGCATTTAGACTTTTACAAATTTGGTCTTTTTCATCAATAGTTAATTCAGAAAAAGAAGTTGGCGCAGTTGTTCTATCTGTATCTATCTCAAGACTTCCCAGTTTCCAATTTGGCTCAGTGTTATTCCATACTCCTCTCATAATGAACTGTGATACATCATACATTCCCAAAACAGGAGAGTCTTGTTCAATGGGATGAATGGGACGTGTCCAATCTTGATTTAAATGGGTTGAATCTGTACTAGGTATCCAAATACCATCTTCTTCCCAGGGATGCTCACTACTTAATCCTCTCATAATGAA